CCCCAGCGTCTCAAGGCTACTTGCCCAAGAGATCCCCCCGACAAGTGGAGTCACATCGTATTGCTTGCCTGCGGTAATACATAAAAGTTTATGCATTCGTCATCCCACCTTTACCAGGCGAAACTCTGATAGCTCCAGCGTATAATATACATCGCCTGAGCCGTCCTTCACGCTGTATTCAAAGCTATCAATCCCGCATAACAGGTTAATGTCTGCACCAGTGACAATACACCTTACAGGCGTTCGCTGTGTGCGCCATGCGTTGATCGTATTGACATACTCCCAAGCCCCGAGACGTGAGCCGTGGACGAATGGGTAGTCATGGTTAGGAAAAAACTTACTAAGGCTGATGGCCGCAAGCTCAGGCAAGCCTAATAGCTTAATATCGCCTAAACTTATTGTGCTAAACGTTTCATTTTTATTACTTTGTTTAATGCCGACTTCATCCGGCACTACCGGAAGGCGAAGTAATTGACCCCGGTCGTTGGTAGATAAATAGATGTCCATGCTCCGCCTCCTTTATGCCATGTTTGCAATCGCCAGCTTTATTTTCGGCATTACCTTGTTAACCACGTCATCAGGTGTCAGGTTTGAACCATTGAAGTTAAAATGAAATACATTGCCCCCGCCACTCAATTGGCGCTTTGTTGTGCTTGCTGTAGTTACCTGCGATCCGCGTGGTAAATTAACCAGTTCCGGCCCGCGTTCACCAACTAAAGAAAGACCACCGCGAAAATAATTTGTGCCGAGTGCATTTGGCCTAAACCCTCCGGCCCCGCCTCCTACGCCCTCACCACCGCCATTTGTCATGTTACCGTTCATAATTCCCTTAAGAGTTTCGTACCAATTACAGACTTTTTCAATTGACAATGCAATTGCATCAAAAGTACTTTTCATGAGTAACAGCATCGGCTTTATACCCGCCCACGCGATTTCAAGAGTCTTTTTAATTGCAGGCCATGCATATTCAAATAAATCCCATAAAGCTCGAAGCGATATAGATATTAAATGGAGTGCCGACTTAAGTAAGGGCAACAACGTTTCGCCCATCTCTTTGAGCATCGGTTTCGCGTCCTCGAATATCCGCATTGCTCCCTTGCCCGCAGGGCCGAGCCATTTGAACTCATTTGTTAGCCACATAACCGATTTTCTAATATTTTTAAATGTTTTTTCGGCTCCCTTTTTCAAGCCATCACTGTTAAGCAAATCTGAAAAAGCTTGAAACGCCGGGCGCATTCCTTGGTTTAATTTGTTTTTTATCTTCTGCGTTGTTTGCTCAAAGGTTACCGGCATTGATTTAAACATTTTATTTGTTTCGTTTGCCGAATTAAAAACTGCATTTTTAATAATATCTGATGTAATTAACCCTTCAGCTCCCATTTTTTTTAGTTCGCCACGCGTAACCCCCATCTCCTTAGCTATTGCAGTAGCTAACAATGGGGCGTTTTCGGAAATCGATCTAAATTCATCGCCCTGCAACTTACCTGCTGCCATCGCTTGGGTTAGCTGGTACATAGCCGCGCTCTGCTCTCCCGCGCTTGCTCCACCTACAGCGAATGACTTTTGCATTAACTCAGAAAATTTTATAATCTCATCGTTATTTTTAAAAGCATCGCCCGCGGTAATTCCAAGCTTACCAACACTACTTGCCATATCCTCATACGAAGCACGCGCATTCTGCGCTGACTTATAAATCTTATTGTTGAGTTGCGCAACGGTTTCTTGACTGTCTTTGATTAAATTAAGTCGGGCATTAATTCCAACATATCGGTCAGAAGCAGCAATAAATGAAGAAACTCCGCGTGTTAATGCTTGAAATGATATGTAAGCTGCTGCAGCTTGCAGTCCCATTTTCATCAGCGAACCACCCATTGCGCCAGCTGCTGATCCACCACCCCGCATTCTGCCTTCCATGCTGCGCAGACTACCGTTTGTCTTGCCACTTGTCGATTCAAGCCTTCGCATTTCCTTTTGAATATTTCTAAGGCTCCCGCTCATTTGGTCCCGAAGCTCGATGACCGCTGATAGCGTTGCATCAGGCATCTAAATCACCACCTTTTTCGTTCCACAATTCCATGCTGGCCAGTGCAAATACTTTTTCCACGGCTGACCAGCTTAGAATTTCGCCCATTGTGTGGCCCTTTTGCAGGTAGTAATGCACCAGGCATAATTCACCGCTCCGGGTTATTAGTTTTTTATTTCGTCCACCATTTTCACCGAGTCTTTTCCATACCCAGCAAGCTTTAACGCCTCTGCGCCGATAAATGAAAGTTCACCCGGTTTAAAGAGCTTCTCAGCTAAATCAATCGGCGTTACCGCATCAAAAGCCGCCCGTAATTCATCATTATTTATCTTCGGGCTAATAACAACATTTGCAACCAAGTAGGCATCGCCTCCGTCTACCATATCCATCGCATCAAGGCATAAATCTCTGCTAGGTTCCTCAATAACAATATTTGCCCCAAGACTTTCAATATATAGCTCGACCTGCTTAGGTTTACGATCTTTAATTTCAGCCGCCCTTGCAAGCAAGTCCTGTAAAGATATTCTTGTTGGAGTTTCCTTAGTCTGCTTTGTATCAAGCTTCATATGTTATTCCTCCACAATTCTGTCTGGGAAATCGACATCACTAACCGTATATCCAAAAGGAAACTCGCGGCTTAATTTTTGTTTCTTTTCAAATTGCATCAACATAAGCTCAGTAAACCAGACGTTGTTAATTACTACACGTTCACTCTGCCCATTTTTTATGTCTGGGTCAGCAATCTTGCCAACCAATTGGCCACGAACGTCCTTTCCTGCAGTCCAGTCAGCCAGCAATCGATTAACGCCGCGGCTATAAACATGGTCAATTTTGAAAGTTCCCTCACCTTTAAGTGCTAAAAGCTTTGAATCGACATCTAAGCTTCCAGATTGCGACACATCCTCGCGCTCGGCAGTAATTTTTGCTTCAAAACTCTCAAGTTCTGCAATCAGATCACCATTCCACCAAAGCTGCCCCCAAGATCCGTTAATTCTTCTATAGCCAGGTATTTTGTTAGCCATCGGTTTTTACCCCCCAATCTCTTACATGTATATTGTGAATGCCAAGTCTTCCATAGCGTCAAGAAATTTCACGGAAGCACGAGCATAAACCACCGAGCCTGTGTTGTATTCCTTGATCTGCTGATCACTCATATCGGCCGGGTCAACGCCTTTACCAATGATATAGATACGCTGGGCATCAATATCAATCTCAGCTTTGTTCGCCCAGCTCGGGTCCATAATGTCTTGCCGTGCCAGCTCCATGAAATAGGCATTGACTGCTGCAAGGAACAGGACTTTATTATCGTAACTGTTAACCACGTCGCCCACATAGTAGCGGTCGAATGTATCGTGAATATCATCACGGGTAAGGTCTACTTCCTCCACAATGCGAATCTTACTGAAATCCTGCCCCTTGGTAGCTGTGTAGGTTGTCAGGCTGTTAACCCCGCGCCCGATTTTGACCCTACCATCAGGGTTAATAAGTATCATCTTACCTGCAGTAATATCAGTAGTCGGGTCTGTGTGATGCGTGATTTCCGTAATTTCAGGAAACTCGAAATAAGTCGAAGAACGACTAAATGGAAGACCGGCAAACACACCCGCCAAACGAGCGCAGAAAGCCGCTGACCCAATCGACGTAGAACCCGCTTTTAGCCCCACCGATGCAAAATTAACAATGCCTTCATTGTCCGAAGCATAACCTGCCTGCACCAGTTTGAAAGATTTTCGGTCATTAGTGCGGCAACCCGCCACCCATGCGCAAATAGTCGCCCTGTCGGCGTCAGCTAGTCCAGGTACTGCAAGCCAGTTCCATTTCATCACCTTAAGCATTGCAAGAGCTGCCGTGTAGTTGGCCGCATCCGAAGCAATACGCACGCAGATAACTTTCTTTGGTACGCCGAGAAAAGCATCGGTGATATAACCCAAGTTATCCGCCGTCCAGTCTGACGCGTCAACCTCGTCCAGCGCGTTATACGTCTTGCTGTCAAAAGTGATATCGGTGCTGTCTTTCAGAATCAGCGCTACAATGCCGCGTGCGCTACGCTGAATAGCTGTCAGCCCCGCGGTTTTAAATTCTATTAAAATATCCGGTAAACCCGCCATAATATAACCTCCCTTAGTTTTCTTCCACGTTCTGCTTTAGGTATAGGGACGTACCCTTTATAGGCACCTCATAACCATAAACATCAACATCGTCTAAGCTATCTCTATAATCTAAATTCATTTGAAACTGCAAAACCCCATCAATAATCGCCGGTGATATTTTATCAATGGTTAATTTCCTGTCACTCACAACAAGCACGCCGTTAAACAGTTTTTCAAGATCGTCGCCCATTGCCTGTAAATCTCGTCTGATATCGTCCTTCACAAAGTAGTGCAGAATAATTAATATCTGTTTTTGCCTGTGAGCAGCGTTCTCGTTTTCCGTTTCCCCGGGAAGAACCTGAACATAAAAAGCGGGCCTTTTAAAGCCCTGCCCGAGTTCTTCTGCAAATTCTTCCCCATATATGCGCACCAAAGGGAACTTTGCTGCTAATTTGACCTGTACGGCATCGCGGAAAGCGTTTATTATAATCATTTTTTAAGCGCCTTCTTTAACATTTTTTTAACACCGGGAGCCATCCGTTGCCCTGAAGCAAGCTTAAACATATGATACCCAGCAACAAAGCCGGTACCCGTACCACGTTTCTTACCTATTTTCGGGGTTCGGTGCCCATGTTCAATAAACCTGGCATAAAATACATCATCGGAATACACTCTGACATAATATTTATTGCCTTTTTTAAAACGCCTCGTCATTTTGTAAGAATCTTTAAGCTTTCCTGTTTTATCCGGAGTATATTTTTTTGCAGTATCAATAAATTTATCAGCTTGTTTCACGAGTTCA